CCCGGCAACCATTCACTAGCTTGCAAGGTACCTATAATATATATACGGGTTATTCAAATAAAGCATCATCGAGAGAATTTTTTTTCGGTAAATAATTTAAATTCATCGCTTCTGCTTCAAGCTTATCTTTAATTATTGGTGATATAAACTTTTTAATATCTTCAATATCAATATCGTTCTTATCACATAATTGCAAAATAGCATCCATATATGGCATTTTCTTTTCTGCAACCGTACTTTCGATAAGCTTGGTGAATTTGGCTCTTGTTAGAAATTGTTCTTCAATCTTACTCATTTATCTAACACTCTTAATAATATTGTATCTTTATTGATACGACCATTAGGTACAAATGTTTTAGTAGTTATACCTTTCCATGCCTCATCAATTTGTTTTGGTGTCTTTGATAAGAACATTGGTAAGTAATCGTCAGGCTTACGTAATGTAACTGACCTACTTATTTCTTTATCGAAGTTCTTTATTGTTGAACCTGATATCATAAATCCATTTGGACTACTGGTTACGTATTCAGTAACAACTTTGTACTTACAATTAAAAGTATACAATCTTAATTTGTTTGGTACTTGTATAGGATTAATTGATTTAATTTTAAAATTAGTATCTTCATTCTTATACTGAACTTTAGATACTTGTTTATCAATTGCTACTGAACCTTTAACTTTAACGTTACGAGATGCTTTACTTGCAGACTTTATTTTATCTAAATCAGAAAGCATTTCTTTACAAACTTTAATTCTACGGTTGAGCTCTGATTTACTGAGGTGGGAGTAACCTTCAACAGCTTGATCGCATCTTTTATAATATGCATCTTCATAATCTAACAACCAGCCCTCAACCGTAATTTTAACAGGACCTACCGCAGCACCCGTTAATCCATGAAACTTGTATCTATCATATAAATTAATTACAGCTTCTTTACCATTCATCCAAGCATCTTCTAAGAATAATAAGTCTTGCATTATAGTATTATTAATCTTTCTTAATAACTTTACAGTAGGTGATATCGATACAACCTTTGTTTCTTTTTTTCTATTATTATAGAGTTCTTTACCTGACTCAATCATAAGTATTGTCTTATCCATCAAGTGTTCCAAAAATTCACATGCTTTTTTATTATCAAGGCCTTCACCATATTCTTTATGAATATCGTTATTGTACCAAAAAGCAGTGGCTGCATCATGTGTCATTGCAAACTTATATTCTGGATGTGATAAAATATATTTTGCGTATGGACCATGATTTTTCTTGACCCATGTTTTAACTTGACTGATACAATCTTTTCTATCAACTTCCATATGAAAATAGTTTTTTAAGAAATCAAAACCTTTATTGGTTGGCACACCAGCCAAACCTGTGCGAGTTCTTACTCTAAGTTTCTTTTTAATTTTTTTACCTTTTAATGCTGTCAAACTCATAAATTATTCTCCCTCATATAATTACCGACTGCGCCTTTGACCATGTTAGGGTACTCACCTAAGTAAGTACCAGCTTCTAACATATCTTTTGTTAATAAATATTTGTGCATATGCTCAATGTTATCCCAGTTATCTAAGATTTCTTTTGCTAATGCATCAAATTCAAAATCTTCTATTAGTGGCTTATCTAATTCATAATATGCATAAGCACACATTAAATATTTTGCGATAGGATTTTTCATTACGTACGTACCGCTTTTAATGATACATCCTTGATATTATTCCAAGTGCGGATTGAATGAATTGAATCATCATCATCTAACTTGTGAATAGCAAATTGCTCGATAGCACGGTCTACAGACTTTGACTCAGTTTTTGCTGAGCCGTTAAAAAATGACTTACCGCCGTAGTTATCGATTGCTGTTAAAATAGTATAATACATAAAATCAACTCCCTTTTTTATTATATACTTATATTCTACCATACTTTTTAGTAAATGTACACTGTTTTTTTCAATTTTTTTAAAAAATAAACATAACATGTTAATTAGTTTCTACGCATTGTCGCATAATCAGCACCCTTTGTGTTCTTATTTACAGGAACCATGTTTGACTTGTGCATGGTTGCGATACCTGTAATAAAAGAACCTGTGTACGTATTTGATTTGGACTTACCAACAATAGGACCTGTATAGTCACTTGTTGGTAGAGAACGTGAATGCTCCTTGTAATTAGGAGCCTTGATACCTGAATTCTTTATTTTGTTTTTAAGTTGTGATGGATGTACGCCACGCTTCATAAGCCATGCATCATGCTCAGCTTGACCTTTTTGCCAACCGGCTTTACGAAAGGTTTTACGCTTTTTACTGTTGTTATTGTTGTAATATACTGGCATTAAGTGCATTGTCATAATATAATCCTTTTTTTATTATAGTTATATTCTACCATATTTTATCGTGATTGTAAAGGAAAAAAATCAAAATAATTGAAATAATTATCGCAATAGAGAATCTAAGCATAAATCCTACTATCGCGACAACCGTTCCAACAAGAATAGCACCAGCTACTGCGAAGAAGAGGAGTTGAAAGAATAGTGGTGCTAATTCCTGTATCTCTGCAAAGGTCATGTTCTGTACCTTTGTATCTCGTTTGGTCCAGAATTACTTGATAATTCTGGACTCTTATTCTTTAAGAAACTAATCTCCTCATTAAGCTCTTTGATACGTTTATAAAGAGCGTACTTTTCTTTAGTTTCTTCTGCTAACTGCTTTTTTAATATATCCACTTCAGTGGATAGTTCCATCTGGTTCGTCATCATCATATTCTTCCAATTTAAAAACAAACTCCATACCATTATCATTATGAGCCTGATGAACCATTTCACCGAGCTGATACTCATCACCTTCTATGGTAAAGACTATTTCATTTTCTTTATTAAATTTTTTAGCGGCTGCTTTTTTAAAATTTATTACGTTAGACTTTTTTGACATATTGCCTCCTGTACTTTCTTTTCATTGTTTAAGTAAAACTTGTCCATCATTGTTACTTCGATGGAGTTACAGATTGTGAAGGCAAGACTTTCATTTCTTTCGCAAAGTCTTTCAACAAACTCAACTTTATGTTGAGGTGTCATTGATTCTAATTGATCAATAATTTTATTATAATTGTACATTTCAACTCCTAAATTTTTATTATACTTATATATTCTTTTTTTAAAACTCGAGTTATTGTAACTCGAGTATTTTAAATTTTAATGGTTTTGTGTATAAAGATTGTAATCTTTTAAACTCTTTACCGAATTCTAGTAAAGAAATATAAAAGTATTCTTTAGTGTTGTTTGGATATGTAAGTTCTATATTAAACATTTTAACTCCTCTTTTTTCATTTTATAATAATATTCTACCATACTTTTTGGTAAATGTACACAAAAAAGTGATTAACATGTTAAATGTTTAGAATGAACCCTACAACCTATAAACTCGTTATAGTAATCATCTCTAAATAAGACATTGTTTTCAAATTGGAGTTTTGCTTCATAGTAAGACATCTCACCTTTTGTCTTACAAAGCTTTAGTATTTCCCTCTTAAATTTCTCTTCGCCTGATTCTTCCACAAGTTTTTGTATTTGTGATGAACTGCTAAAATAGGTTTTCCAGTCAGATTCGACACGCGTTCGTACTCTTCTTTTACGTGTTTTATTGATGGGCAATATTTTAGGTTTCCAGAAATTCTTCTTTCCAATATATTTTTTGTTGGTATGAAGCTCGGTGATTTGATATACAAAACCTTGATACTCCTCTGGTGTTAACTCAAAAAGTTCATTATTATAATACCACATGTAGTTATTTATTCTTTTTTATTCATGGCACCTTTTAGAACAAGAGGACTGCTTGCTTGAAATATCGGAGAACCTATACTAACCGGTAAGGGTCTTGTTGGTTCGAACTTAGGAAGTAATGGTAATAATATTAAGAAATGAAAGAAATAATATCCTGTTGCTATTCTACTTGCAATAACATACCAACCTTCTGCTGGCATTGCACCAAGATAGCCAAGCAAAATACAGTCTGCAAATAATATCCAGAAAAACATTTTATATAGTGGCCTAAAGTTCGAACTTCTTATCGGTTGTCTATCTAACCAAGGTAAAACAAATAAGACCACTATAGCACCAAACATTGCTAATACACCACCAAGTTTATCTGGCACTGCTCTTAATATAGCATAGAAAGGTAGGAAATACCATTCAGGTACAATATGTGGAGGAGTAACCATTGGATTAGCTGGTATGTAATTATCAGGATGTCCCATAAAATTTGGAAAAAAGAATACTGCAGCTGCAAATAAAGTTAAGAACACGCCAAGTCCAAATAAATCTTTTATCGTATAATAAGGGTGAAACGGAATCGTATCTTGCTTACCCTTGATGTCAATACCTATTGGATTATTAGAACCAAACTTATGCAAAGCAACTAAGTGCAATATTACAACACCTACTATTACAAATGGCAAAACAAAATGCAAACTAAAGAATCTATTTAAAAGAGCTTGATCAACACTAAAGCCACCCCACAACCATGTGACAAACTGCTCACCTACTAAAGGAATGGCACTAAATAAATTAGTAATAACTGTCGCACCCCAAAAACTCATTTGACCCCAAGGTAAAACATAACCCATAAAAGCTGTGGCCATCATAAGAAGTAATATTAACACGCCTAATATCCATAATAATTCACGTGGTGCTTTATAAGACCCGTAATATAATCCTCGAAAGATATGTATGTATGTTACTATAAAAAAGAAACTTGCACCATTCATATGAATGTATCTTATAAGCCAACCATGATTAACATCACGCATTATTCTTTCGACACTATCAAAAGCATAATCAACGTGAGCTGTATAGTGCATGCTTAAAACAATACCTGTGATAATCATTATCACAAGTGTAATACCTGCCAAACTTCCAAAGTTCCACATATAATTTAAATTTTTTGGCGTGGGATATTCTGTAAGTTCGTGATGCAAGAAAGAAAAAAGACCGAGTCTATAATCTATCCAGTTAACAACAGGGTTTTTAAATTTAGGTTTTGCCATTAAAAGTCTACGTCTATTCCATTTATACTATAAGTCTTACCATTAAAACCTTTATCCATTTTTTCTTTATCAGACATGTTCTCACTATTAATTCTAACCCATGGATTGAACTTCTTCTGCTTCGGCTCTTCTTCCGCAGATTGGACAGTAAGTAGGTTCTTTATACGCTGCCACATATGAAGTTTCATCACATTCTTCGCAATCTATCTGGTAATCTTTCAAGTATCTGTTTCTTTCTTCGAGCTGTGGCTGTTGACCACTCTGCTATCTCTTGAGTTGAACGACCGCAACCTATACAAAAATTATCTTGTAAAGTACAAATTTTTATACAAGGTGAAACGACTTTAGAAATCGATTTCACAGGCGCCACCTGCACAGGCGGCTGCAGCGAGTGTATCAACATCAGTATATTTTCTTTCTTTAATATCTTCTTTCCAATCAACTGTTTTAAGTGTTGACTGTATCTTATTCCATTTATGTAATAAATATGCATCCTTCAAACAATGCTCTGCAAGTGATGTATCTGAATCTAGGTAATTATCTGCAAATTTTCCAAACCTTCTAATCCAGTCTCTTTTTAAAGCATTTTCTGAAGTTTCTAAACTTATGTCTTCGCCAAATCCTTTGGCAGTTGAACATGCATCCCATAAATTATTAAAACATTTTAAAGAATCGACTACCATACCTGAAGCAAATACTGCTGCGTCTCCGTATTTTTTAACCATATCTTTTGCAGAAATAACTGCAGTGTTAGGTGCTTGATTATAATCTTTATCACCTGTCATAGGTAAAAATGATATACCAGCAAAAGACTTTCTATTTTCAAAAACATATCTCTCAACGTCGTCCCAGTTATCAACAATAATTGTATTTGATACGTTATGTCTTATACCGATATCAGCACACAGGTCTTCGTTAGTGCCAGCCTCAACCCAATACTTTTGAGCTTTCTTTACAAGTTCTAAATGTTTTATTCCTAACAAATCATCTTTATACATTGATCCTTTTTTAGGTAGTATTGGAAAAGATACAACTACATCTGTTCCACCAGCAGACCATACAGAATCTTCAACCATATAAGGATTAGTCTTCATTATTGCTTGAGTTATTTCTGATTCTTTATTCATCTGTACGTTTCTTATGTACATATTTGAATGTTCAGCATGAATACCTGAAGCAGTTTGAAGTAAAACAGATGCGTTACCACTTGGCTTGACACATGTAGTTCTTGCCGCAGGATTAATTTTAATTATCTTTGCAACCTCTCTGTTTACTTCTTTAACAATCTCTGCACCTTTCTGTAAGATTCTCTCGTCAAAAAGTATGTCTGGATTATTCATCCATCCTGTAATTGAAACTCCAAGTAAAGCCTCTCTATCAAAAATAAGTTTTGATGTTTCGGTTAGAAACTTGAAGTCAGTGTACCCTGCCTGTAGGGTACCGAGGATAGACGCTGCTCGGCATGCCTTATAAAAGTCTTCCTCGGTATTGCATTTGCCTCCGTTAATTTCAGTTAGGTTACAACCTTGCCAACCTGACTTTTTATTAATCTGCGGAAACATACCGATCTCTACACATGGATTTGTAGTATGTTCTGTAGATTCAACGAAGACGAATCCTGGTTCGCCAAACTGTTTGACTGATTCCATTATCTTGCCAAACTCTTCTGGTGTAGTCTTATCTCTTACAATAACTGCAGAGTTGTTTGATCTACCTCTTTGTGGGTTATCCATGAACCAATTACCAGTTTTAGCATTCATCATTTCATCATCGTCTGGTGAAAATAAACAAATTGTTGCTGATCTTCTTACACCACCTGATAATACTGCATCTGCTGCATGCATTATAATATCATATGCTGTGATAGGTTTTAACTGTAACGGCTCTTTGGAATCTAATACAATACCTTGTAATAAATGTTCTATCTTGTCTAAAGACCTACGTAAACCATTTGGCCCTGGCGCTTTAAATCCTCCTGATATATAAGCACCTTTT